ATTTCCTTGCTGAAAACTGCACTTTCAACTTCAATTTTTAGGTTATCAAATTGTTAACTCCACACCCCGTATCCCATTAATATAATCACAATATAATCATAGAGATAATTCCAGAAAAAAAAATTCATTAGATTTTTTCTATATTGAAATAAATATATTATTTTTAAATAAAAACATGAAGAGATTATTTGTATTTACTATTGCCACAAATGTCTACAACAGTTATCTGCAAGAACTCACAAAAAGCTGGCATAATGCATTCCCAAATGTAGAAGAAAAATGGCTGATTCCAATTTCAGACAGAAAATATGAAGAACCAGCAAATTCTGACATAAAGCCTTGTCTTATTCCAAATCTCCAGTATAATCTGATTTGTGTGTCAAAATTCAGACTTTGTGAATTTGCTCTTGATTCCCTTAATTTTGACTATAGTGATGATGACATCTTCTTATATGTAGATGCTGATACTAAATTCATAGAAAGACCAATGGAAGTATGGCAAGAACTCACTAATCAGTTAGCATGCTATGATTTAGTTGTCAATCCTTATCTTACATTTGGTGATAGGAATGGCTATAATCCTGAAATAATGCTAAATGACTATTGTGAAAGCAACAAAGAAGCAGCAGCATATTTTGAATTTGATGATAATTCAGTAGTTATTTGCACTAATATGATAGGTGGCAAAATTTCAGGACTTCATCGTCTAGCGAAAGATATATATGATTTGCTTACAAAAGACTTGAATATATCTTTTCATGAAAGACATTTCCCAGTCATAGCAGAAGAGACTTATGTGACTTATATCTATAACATGTACCTTAAAGGACTGAATAGTTATAACATAAAACTGACCTATCTCCATGCTATACCTTACGTAAAAGGACAATTCTATTATCTGTTCTTGAAAGAAGTAGAAGACCAGATTAAGCACTATCCAAGTATCATAGCAATAACAAAATACAATAACAAAGTTAAGAAAAAAATACAGCCAAAAAGAAAATGAAAGAAGTGGTTATATTAATAGACAACTATGAATTGCATGACTATCTATATGTATGTCATATATTTGATACTATAGTTGATTTGTGCATTGACAATGAAGTATATATCAAGAAGATGGTTATGAATAAGAATGGTGAGCCAATAACAATTGAATTAGAAATGCCAGAATCATCAACACAAGACTTCAGCAAAGAACATATAATTGACAGTCTTATGTTTTTCAAAGAAGATGTACAGTCTTTGATTTCTAAGTATTATGACTCTACAAAGAACAGATTGAAGCATTCGTATATTATGATGGTGATAAGAATCCTGTTATTGCTATGTGCACATAAAGCAGATATAAGGTTTGACTATATCAAAGATGGAAAATATGAGACTAATGTATTAATACATAATAAAGACAGCAAATCATGTGATATATACAGAAATGTTACAAATGTTACAAAATAAGTATCTAATTTTATATTAAATTATTAAAATAATCATAAGAGAAATTACTATATTAAATTGTAGGTTAATATCCTACATTAATTCTCATATATTAGTTTGATTCATTTGATTCATTTTTAAATTATTATTATTTTTTTCATATTATTTTTTCATACAACCACACACGTCGTTTAAATGATTTTTTTTAACGTTACGGACTAAGCCTGTTGAGACAACACGTTTAGTCCTTTTTTAATTCTAAACTTAATTGTTTCTATATTAAATCTACAAAAATATAACCTTAAACAGATATTATGGCTACAGCTAAAGTTAACTTAAATTCTCAAAATGTAGAAGTACGTTATATGAAATATGATAAACGTGTCATAGACTTCATTAAATTAATTGTTAATGACCTAGAATTTAATTATAAAGAAATTCCAGCATCATTCATAGCTAATATGGATTTGCTTGCTAATGCACTTAAGATATATTATAAAGCATGTGACGAATTAGACCAGACAAAGAATGTTCTTGATTTTACTAGATGTAAGAACACAGTATTACAGACTTCACAATATATAACTAAACTGATTAATAATTTCGGTGCTAGTCCAGTTGATAAAGCCAGAATAAAGAGATTAAATCAAGAGGTTGATACAAGTGATGAATTATTAGAAGAACTTACAGCATAAATACATAACTTATTATCATGACAAATATAGAATATGATAAAGATTATATCCAATATGCTGTAGATGTATTACATGATAATATAATTGCTTGTGAATATATAAAACTTGCTTGTAAACGTTTCCTTTCATGGTTTGACAGAGATGATATTTTCTTTAATTATGATGAAGTAGATAGAAGAATAAGATTTATAGAAAGACTTAAAGCATCTAATGATAAACCATTCAGATTAATGGATTGGCAAAAATTCACTATTGCTGGTATATTTGGATGGCATTATGTAGATAGTCCAGATTTAAGAGTTATTAATAATGTTCTTCTCCTTATATCACGAAAGAATGGAAAGACAGCATTTGCTTCTGCTATTGCTTTGTCAAGTATGTTATTAGAAGATGAACCTTCACAGGAAATATATATGATCGCTAATTCTGCCGCACAGTCTGGTATATGTATGAATCATGCTAAAAGTCAAGTAAGGTCTATTGATAATAAAGGAAGTCTATTTAAGGTATTACGTAATTCGATTGAGTTACCAAAACGTAATTCTATAGTAAAGATTCTTTCAAGTGATACTTCAAAATTAGATGGTCTTTCACCTTCTTGCTTTATATGTGATGAAATACATGAATATAAAACATGGGAGAATTGGAATATCTTAAAGACTGGTGCAGGTGCTAGAAAGAATGCATTAGCTATTGGTATATCTACAACTGGCTATCATATAGGAGACCAATATCCATGTTATAATATGTGGACTAACTGTATAGAAATATTAAGAGGAATAAAGAATGATGATACATGGTTTCCTTTATTGTTTCAGTTAGATGAGAAAGATGATTGGAAAGATGAAAAGAACTGGATGAAAGCATGTCCTTCATTAGGACAGACAATATCTTATAAATACATGAAAGAACAGATACAGTCTGCTATTAATAACACATCATTAGAAGTCGCTGTAAGAACAAAGAACTTAAATCAATGGATGCAGTCATCAGTAATATGGCTAAAAGATGAAGTATTGTTAAAAATGTTTAAAGAAATTGATTTAGAACAGTTGAAATATGAAAGTACATTTATGGGTGTTGACTTATCATCTGTTGGTGACCTCACATGTTGGTCAATTATGATACCACCAAACAATTTACGTGAGTATTATCCTGATAAATATCTATTCAAAACTTTCATATATATTCCACAAGAAGCATTAAGTACTTCAGCAAATAAAGACTATTATGCTGAATGGGTAAGAAAAGGATATGCTATAATGACTTCAGGAAATGTTGTTGACTATGACTATATATTGAAAGACCAAAAGAAAAATACAGAAGATTTGACATTAATGGAAGTAGCATATGATGCTTATAATGCAACATCATGGGCGATTGATGCTACTAATGAAGGACTTCCATTAAAACCTTATTCTCAGTCATTGATTAACTTCAATATACCAACAAAATCATTTGAAAGATTAGTATTGTCAGATAAAGTCATAATAGACAATAACCCTATTGTATTATGGATGTTCAGAAATGTTGAGCTGAAGTTTGACCATGCTGAAAACTGCAAACCATTCAAAGCAAATGGAGATAAGAACAATAAGATAGATGGTGTAATTAGTATGATGCAAGCATTAGGCAGTTTCTTACATTCAAATATTTTCGATCCTAAAATCTTTCTTATATAATTACTATATTATTATACTAATATATTAGCGCTAATATTTATGAATATTTTCCAAAGATTATTTAATAATAAGACTGAGGAACGTGTAAAAAGTATTGATATTCGTCTTAATGAGATTGAGAAGAATATGGAAAAACGTTCTAAGTCTGATGATATTGTAAATCCTTGTCTAAGAAGTGAACTTTCTATGTTCAATGGAATATTAAGATTATCTGATGACCCAATGTATATAAGTGCTGTGTTTGCAGCAGTAAATCTTATTTCTAATTCAATAGCCACATTACCAGTAAGTGTAAAATCAACTGATTATAATCATGAAGTAAAATCAAATTACATTATGGATATAATCAGACAATCTCCACTTACTAAATTTGTGTTGTTTAAACAATTAGTAAAGGATTTGCTTATTTTTGGTAATGCTTATGCTTATTTAGTAAGAGACAAAGATGGTCAAATAAAACAGATAGGTTATCTGCAACCACAAGAAGTAACAGCATATTATACTCCACAAGACTTTTTCGTACAATATTATACTTCTCCAAAGATAAAGAAGCAGAAAATATTACCAAAAGACATGATTCATCTTATTATCAATTCAAAAGATGGAATAATGGGTAAAGGTATATTGCATTTTGCAGATGAAGCAATTGAGACTGCTAATTATGTAAATGAGACAGCTAAGAACTATTTCAAAGCAGGAACACAGGTAACTGCTGTATTAACAATGAATCTTGATAATCCTAATATGAATATTTCTGATAAGAAATTACAGGAATTGAAAGATGCATGGAATTCTGGTTCAACTAAGACTGGTGAAGGTTCAACCACACGTATTCTTCCTGCTAATATGAAATTACAGCCAATTTCAGGCAATGCTAGAGAATCACAATTGAATGAATCACGTCTTTATGATATACAAGAAATAGCTAGATTCTTCAATATATCTCCAATTCTTTTAGGTGATTATTCAAAGATGGCATATAATACAATAGAAGCATGTCAACTTGAATATGTATTACATTGTTTAGTACCATATATTGAATTAATACAAGATGAATTCAGTAGAAAATTTATACCAATTGAATTACAAAATAAAGAAATTGTAGATTTAGATGAGACTTATCTATTAAAAGCAGACAAATCAACACTTGCAAACTATCTTAATACTTTAGTTAAATCTGGTATTATGACTATAAATGAAGCAAGACAAGTATTAGGACTTGAAATGATTGATAGTGACTCTGCAAACTCACTTATAATTCCATTCACTGATATATCTCAGAATATTGTTGGTAGTACTGAAGGTGACTTAAAAGACAACAATGAACCACAAAAAGATGAAGAAGATGAAGAATAATGATACACACACTAGAACAATTAATAGAATTTATCAAAAAGCTTAATAAAGAGATCTATGTTTTTATTGACAACGGTCATGGCGTTGATACCAATGGTAAATATAGTCCAAAGAAAGCTGATGGAACACGATTCTATGAATGGAAATGGTCAAGATTAGCTGCTAAGAAATTAGCAGAGAAATTAGAGCAAATACCACATGTTCATCCAGTTATCATAGTTCCGGGAGACAAAGATGTTGGTCTTATATTCAGAGCAGGTATTGCAAATTCAACAATAAAGAAAGTTGGAGCAGCAAATTGTATTCTTATTTCAATTCATAACAACGCAGCAGGTGGAAATGATAAATGGATGACCGCACAAGGCTATGAAGTATGGACAACAAGAGGACAGAATAATTCAGACAAATTAGCAGAATGTCTTTATGACTATGCTGAAGAATTTTTAGTTAAAGATGAGGCTTATAAAGTATCAAATAATGCTAAAGTCTTAAGAACAGATAAGACAGATGGTGACAGAGATAAAGAAAAAGACTGGACTATCATAAAGAATGCATTATGTCCTGCTGTATTAGTTGAAAATCTGTTCCAAGACAATAAAAAAGATGTAGCTTATTTAGAGTCTGAACATGGTCAAGATATTCTTACAGATATTATGTTATATGGCTCACTTGAATACTTCTATCAAAAATATAAGAAATAACTATGACATTTGAAGAACTTCATAACTACATTGATACTAAGAAATCAGAAGATTTTACAGTAAGTTATGATTATGCACATAGTTGTATTACAGTTTATTTTAATAATGGCACATACCCTAAAAAAGAAAATAACAGCACAGATAGTAAAAAACATAGCAGAATTAAACACTAAAGCAAACAAATTGAAAAATTCTTCAGATTTTAATATGTCAACTGAAAAACAGATTGAACTTACACATATTAATAATCAGATTGAAGAATTGAAATATATGCTATCTGATGTTATGGATATAAATATTACAGAAAAGAGATAAAAATTAATATAATTTTCTACTGAATTTAACATTTAGTAGAAAATTTCTATATTATTACAAATATATTCCACTATATCTTTATATGAACAAAAAGAATCTAGAAATTCGTTCATTTGGTTTACTTAGAGCATTAGACGGAGAAGATTCTAGATTAGTTAAAGGTTTAGCAATTCCTGTTGAAAGCAAATCACAACTTTTAGGAGGTACATTCTATGAAATTATACGTTCAACAGCAGTTAACCAAGAATTAATCGATTCTCAAGATGTTATGTTGATAATGAACCATGACGAAAGTATGGGTGTCTTAGGTCGTTCTAAAAATGGTAAAGGAACATTGAAATTATCAGTTACTGAAAGAGGACTTGAATTTGAATGTGAATTACCTAATACAGATGCTGGTAATTCTATTTTAGAAGGAGTAAAACGTGGCGATTTTGATGCTATATCTTTTGCATTTTGGCCAGAAGAAGATGAATGGACAGAAAATGAAGATGGTACTTATACACGTTCAATTCTTAAAATAGGTTATTTAAGAGAAATATCTATTCTTTCTGTAGCACCTGCGTATGAAGCAACTGATGTAGCATTACGTTCATTAGAAGAATTCAAAGAATTACGTGCTAAAGAAGATGAGGAACCAAAAGATGAGGAACCTAAAGACACAGAACCTAAAGACGAAAAGAAAGAAGAGAAGAAAGAAGCAGATGATGAAAAAGAAAAAGAAGATAAAAAAGATGAAGAAGAGGAAGAAAAGTCTGCTGATGAAGAAGATAAAAAAGAAGATGAAGAGAAGAAGAATTGCGATGATGAAGACAAAGAAAAACGCAACACAAATACAAACACAAATTTATCTAATATTAGAAAAATGAAGAAAAATAAATTTTCAATAGCTAATGTTCTTCGTTCTAAGATTAACGGAACAAAGCTTGACAAAACTTCTGAAGCTGTTTTAAGAGCAGCACAAATGGCAAATGATGAAGCAGGTCTTAACACATCTGGTTTCGCTATTCCTTTTGATTTACGTGACTTATCAATTGATGATGACGTTGAATTAAGAGAAGATCCAGCTCCAGCTGACAATTCATTAGGAAATCCTGTAACTGGAAATGAATTGAATGCAACATTGACAGATGCTAATGGTAAAGACACTATTCATGATGAATATATGTCATTAATCGACCCTATCTTTAATGCATCAGTTCTTGGTGAATTCACTCACTTAACTGGTCTTAAAGGTAACATCGTATTCCCACGTCATAATGGTGTAGCTTGTGCTTGGGAAGATGAATTAGCAGTAGCTGAAGAATCTACAATGAAATTTGATGGTGTTAAGATGAGTCCAAAGAGACTTACTTCTTATGTAACTATCTCTAAACAACTTTTAACTCAATCAGATTACAACATTGAAGCTATTGTTCGTCAAGAATTAATCAATTCTATTGGACGTAAATTACAAGCTACATTATTCGGAACACAGCAAGGTTCTACAAGCACTCCACAAGGATTATTCTATGGAATCGATTCAACACAAACAGCAAATAAAGTTCCAGCAACTTATGCAGGTCTTGTAGCAGTTGAAGAAGCAGCAGAAGAAAACAATGTAGGTGGTGAATTAAAATATGTCATCAAACCATCTATTAAAGCTACTTACCGTACAACTCTTAAATCTAATGGTGTAAGTGGATATATCTTTGAAGGAAATGAAGTACTTGGTGTACCTACTGTAGTAACAAATGACTGTCCTGGTTTAATATATGGAAATCTAAAAGACGTAGTTATCGCACAATGGGGTAACATCGACATCGTAGTTGATACTATCACATTAGCAGCATACGGAGCAATTCGTTTAGTTATCAATACTTATTGGGACATCAAACCTATATTCCCTGTAACTGGTGAAGGTTCAACTAAGACTGAAGTTCCTACTATCATTTGTAAATTGGGGGAATAGATGACGGAGATGACACCGTCGGACAAAAAACATACTCTTTTCAGGGTTACGGAGAAGTAACTCCAAAACTTTTAACAAAGGGTAAGAGAAACACCAAAGCAGCAACTGGTACTTATTTAGGTGAAGGTAAAGCACAGACTACTGGTAATTTAGATGGTTCTAAACAATATGCCGAAATGCTTGTAACATATAGCACAATTATTGATATAAAAGAAGGTGATACAATTTTTATAGATAAGGCTGCTGTTATAAATGATGGTGAAGGAGCAGATGGTGAGACAGAATATCAGATATATGATATTTACTTAGAACAGCTGCCTATTAAGTTCACAATGTTACCATATGAAGAACCAACACCTCCAGGTCCAACACCAACACCAGATATAGACCCAAATATATCAACTGAATATGGTTATACATTATATGATTATACCAATTCACCATTAACTACTGGTGTTCTTAAAACAGATGGAACAGGATTAGATATTCATTCTCATATTCCAGCAATAGTTATTTATAATGGAAATATGCCATCTGCAGAGGGTAATACATTCTACTATTTAGACCAATATTCTAAAGTTGATGGAATGACAAAGAATACACTTTATAGTTCAGATGGAGAACTTCAATCACAGTATTTGGTATTATATCAACCAGAAGCAACACAAATAAACCCAAATTCTGTAAATTCATATAATTACACTTTATATGATGAATATGATATGATGATGGGTTCAGGAGTAGCTGAAACTACAGGAACTGGTTATGATCCATCTGGTCATGTTGAATTACGTTCTAGTGGTGCAACACTTACTTATGTGAATAAGTATGCTAAAGTTGATGGAATGATGCATAATGCTAAATATGATAGTATGGGTACACTTCAAACAGGTAAAATTGTATTAAGTACATATACTCCACCAACTCCACCAACAGACCCAACAATCGACCCATATATGGTAACAACATATAATTTCAGTGAATATCAAGAAGTTATGGGTTCACCATCTATGATGGATAGTGGTACAATTCAAACAACTGGAAATGTAGATGCTTATGGTCACGCAGTATTAACTGTATTAACTTCATCAATGAGTAATTATGGTCAAAGATACCTTGCACCAAATGCAGTTGTAAATGGTTCAACATTTAACCAAATGTATGACGTTAATGGTGATATAATAAGTGGTGGTTATATTACATTAAGTACATATACTCCACCAACTCCACCAACACCAACTTATGACATAGACCCTGATAAAACTGCTGATTATTCATTTAATTTATATGATACTAATTCAGCAATGCAGATTGCAAGTGGTGTAGTTCAGTCAGGTACTGGTAAAGATACTAATGGTAAAGTCAAATTAGCTATTATATGCTTAGATGGAGACTTTGACGGTTCACAAGCAACATTACATGGGGAATCTTATATAGGTGTAAATGAAGATGCTGTTGTGAATGCTATGAGTAATAATATAGCATATAATTCATTAGGTACTGAAATTGGTCAAGTTAGATTATCAAGAGATCCAATAGCCAATATCGACTCAACAATGACTAACCAGTATAATTTTACTATATATGATAACACTAATATGGTTAAAGAAACTGGTGTAGCACAATGTAATGGTATGGGATATGACCCATTTGGACATGTGATGTTATTATATAATAACGGAAATGATGAAGTAATTAATGTCAATAAGTATGCTAAAGTTGATGGAATGACACATAACTCTATATATAGTGAAAGTTTTGGAACATTAACTACTGATACTATTGTATTAAGTATTTATATTCCACCACAGCCAACATTGTTATTTTCAACAGGTATGAATACATCTGATACTAAAGCAAATCATTTTAAAATCAATGCAGATGGTAACACAGCCTATATGATGAATAATGATTTAAGTTATTGGTCTACAGCAAACTATAGTAACTGTTATATAGTAGCTTCTATTGATGGTACAGATTATACATTTAATTATAATCATAGAAAGTCTTCAGAAGATTATACTACATGGGATTTTTATAATAATACATCAGTAAGTGATTTAGGTATAGCAGATATTGAGATGCATGTTAAAGAATTTGGTGACCAAACATTGAGCGGTACTATTGAGTTTATATTAGACGCACAAAATTATGCTAGTTCAGCGGTAAGTTCATTATCTAATGTAAGAGTTTATTGTACCGCTGGTCAAAGTGTATCTAACTCAGTTCAGACTGATTTACATTTCTCAAATAATTCATCAAATAGTACTATAGCAATTAAATGGATAGCACAAGATAATAGAAGTTCTTATGGTTGGAAAACATCTAAGACAATAGATAATATGATGAGTATTGTTTCTGTATACCCAGGTGAAGAGTTATTAGCCTATGATGAAAATGAGACATATTGGATGAATTACAATATAACATCATCAAATATTGAACCTGTAGATGCTAGCAGCCAAATTAATGATTGGCAAATTGAAATAACAACTTACGGAAGTCCAGCATCAATATCAATATCAGATTATAATAATTCAGATTAATGTAATTAAATACCTTTCTCTTCATGTTTAAGGTTTACTATATTTCCAAGGGATGGTATGTGTAATACTTATCATCCCTTTTTCAAAAAATTTTAAAGAAAATGTATGGTTTATTTAACTCTTGACGAAATAAAGAAGCAATTGATAATCGATTCAGACTTCACAGATGATGATTCTTATCTTGAAATGATAGGTGATGCTGCTGAACAGTTCTTAGAAGACCATTTGAATAGACCTTTGACAACTGTTGTGGCTGGTTATGGCAATGCATTGCCACCATCATTACAACATTCATTAAGAATGTTGGTTGATTATTTCTATTCAACTGAGAGAGGTTCTTCAAATAATAATTCTGATATACCAAAAGCATTCTACACACTTACTAAAAATTATTGTAAAGAGAACATAGGATAATATGAATACAACATTATTAAGACAATGCAGACTTGAAATTTATTCACCTATACGAATAAAGAATGAATTTGGTGAATGGGATGAAGAATGGCAGTTAAAGACAACTTGCCGTGCTGGTCTTTTATCTCAGAGTATGAATAAGAACATAACAGAAGATGAATATTTTCACCCAATGTATAAAGAATTCATTGTCAGAAGCTATGTTGATATTGAACCTATAGACAGAATTAAATACGAAGAAAAATTCTATAATGTTACATCAGTTGATAAGAACAAATATTACAATGACAAACAAATAAAATGTGAACTTGTTAAAGAATGAATGACGGAGTAACTATAACACATGATGGTATAGAACTGACTATAGAAGAAATGAAGAAAGAGATGCCAAATGTAGAGAAATCAATGCTTTTCAGAGGCGCTCATATAATCAAGCAAAGGGCACAAGAGCAATTTGTAAGAGTTCTTCCAAATGCAACTAAGCAAAGTCAGAAATACAATGACACATTAGTTGATGCAGTAAAAGTTGGTCATCTGAATGGTGGAACAATTACAATTCATACTTTAGGTTCAAGAGAAAAAGGAAGTGGAACATATAGAGCAAGATTCTTTGAAGGTGGAACAAGAGACAGATACCAGAAAAAAATTAATGGAGTTCCTTTGAAAGAAAAGAAATTCATTGGTAAGATTTCACCATTAAGATATTTCAGCACAGCAGTTCAGACATCACAAGATGAAGCATTCAATGCTATGCAGAATATACTTGACAATTATATCAACAAAAAGAACAATGGATAAATCATTACTTTGCTTGTCATATATCAAGCACATGATAGAGATAAACACTGATGTACAGCCATTATTACCAAACATAGACAATATCTATTGCTCTATTGCACCAGAAGGAACAGTTTACCCTTATGTGATACTTACTTTAGATAATCTGACTGTACAATATACAAAAGACAGAGCATTTGACAACACAATTTCATTCACTGTTACTGTATATCATAACAAATACAAAGACTGCATGCTTTTGTCTAATGCTATAAGAGCAGCACTTGAAAATCATCAATGGAAGAATAAAGATGAAGGATTTTTCATTCATTGGATAAATATGGTTTCAGCAACAACTGGAGTTACTCCAGATTATAATTATGTTACTCAAATGAGTTTCTCTACAATGATGGAATAACATCATTTAACACTATGAAAAACACGTTTTATAAAACACAACAAATATATTTTTGACATAAATTTATGGCAACAGTAAATAGACAAAATTCTGACATCATAAAAGGTGGTCAGCTTATGGTATTCTTAGATAACGAACCTATTGCTTTTGCAACTACACACACTCTTAATTTAACAAGAAATACTCAGGAAATAACTACTAAAGACCATGGTGACTTTACAGCTGTTCTTGGAACTAATATTTCTTGGGAAATGACATCTGAAAACTTAATGTCAGAAGATGGATATAAAGCAGTATTGAATGCTTTTATGAGTGGAACAGAAGTTACTTGTTATTTTGGTCTTACTACTTATGATGGCTATCCAGACCAAGAAGATGGTATAGTAGGTGCTACAGCAGCTACTGAATGGGCATCACAATCATGGCCAGGTGCAACTGGTTCAACTGATGTTTCTAATTATCTTAACTTATCAGGTAAAGGTATTGTAACATCAGCACAAGTAAATGCTCCAGCAGGTGAAAATGCAACAATGAGCATCACTATTCAAGGTACTTCAAAACTTGAAAGAGGTGCTTAACCATTTATAAATTAAGAATTACTATTTTTTCATGGCTTATATCTAAAAAGGTATAGGCCATTTTTTTTATTTATAGGAAATTGTTTCTATATTAAATAAAAGATGAAGAATATAGTTATATCTTCACTAAAAATTTACTTTTTAATATCTTATGATTAATATACCTAGAATTGTTTATGGTAATGACTTCACATTACGATTAATAGTTTCACAATATAATGAATATAATGAACTAGAATTATATGACTTAACAAAAGCAACTGATTTAGAGTTACAGATGATTTGCTCAGTTCATAAACCAATGATTGAACTAGAATTTGAGATAGACCCTAATGACAGTTCAGTCCTTATTGTTAATATTGACCATAGACTTACTCATCCAGATGCAATGTATGGATTTGTATTAAGTGGTTATGATGAAAATGAACAGCATTTCCAATGGATGCAAAAACCAACTGAAGGTATAATGATAGTTGAAGCAAGCAGTTCTGCAAATATTGATCCTTCTATTGACAATACAGTAGATATATCTGCTAGAATAGGTTTCAGTTTCAATATGAAAGATTATTATAACAAAGAAGACATAGACAATGAGTTTTCTTATTATTATACAAAAGAAGAAATAAATGAAGAATTTTCTTATTATTATACACAGTCACAAATAAATTTCTTATTGAATGACAAAGCAGATAAAAGTTCATTGTCTACTGTAGCAACTTCTGGTAATTACAATGATTTGAGTAATTTACCAGATTTATCTATTTATGCAATTAAGTCATCATTAGCAACTGTAGCGAATACTGGAGACTACAATGATTTGATAAACAAACCTGATATATCATTCACACAAGAGCAAGCAGACTGGAATGAAAGCAATTCTACTAATGTAACTTATATTAAGAACAAACCTACATTATCTTCTGTCGCTACATCAGGCAACTACAATGACTTATCTAATAAACCAACTATTCCTACTAAGACTTCAGAGTTAAACAATGATTCAAATTTCACCACAGAGACTTATGTGAATAATAAGACTAGTGGTAAGCAAGATACATTAGTTTCAGGACAGAATATTAAGACAGTGAATGGAACATCATTATTAGGAAGTGGTAATATAGTCATATCAGGTAGTGGTATTCAAGAGCAAGCAGACTGGAATGAAAGCAATTCTACTAATGTAACTTATATTAAGAACAAACCTACATTGTCTACAGTCGCTACTTCAGGTAATTATAATGACTTATCTAATAAACCAACTATTCCAACAAAGACTAGTGATTTGAATAATGATTCTGGGTTTACAACAGAGACTTATGTGAATAATAAGACTAGTGGTAAGCAAGACATATTAGTTTCAGGACAGAATATAAAGACAGTAAATAATCAGTCAATTTTAGGAAGTGGTAATATAGATATACAACCAGGCCAGTCACAAGAACAGGCAGACTGGAATGAGACTAATATAACATCATATTCATACATTAAGAATAAACCTACATTGTCTACAGTCGCTACTTCAGGTAATTATAATGACTTAAATAATAAACCAGATTTATCTATTTATGCACAAAGTGGTAATTTGTCTACTGTAGCTACTTCAGGTGATTATAATGATTTAAGTAATAAACCTACTATAATTACTCCAGTTCAATCAGACTGGAATGAAAGTAATAATACATATTTAAGTTATATACAAAATAAACCAAATGTAGTTACCACAAGTTATGAAGGTGGTTTAAGAATAGAAGTTGTAGCAGCATTACCTACTCCAACTCAAAATAATGTAATTTATATAGTTCAATAAACATGGAAGGATTTGATTTAGGAACAATATCAAGAGTATATTTAAACAACAGAGATTATAGTTTTATTTATCTAGGAAATACATTAGTTTGGCCAAATTATGCTAAGTCATATTTGACTATAGTTTCTACATCTGATAATAATATTATTAGATGGAAAGCAAATAATAGCCAATTATTAAAGACAATTAGTGTTTCAACAGATAAAGGACAAACATGGACTGATAAGACATCTTCAACTTCTGGTATGGGTACAGAATTAGCAACACTCAATACAGGTGATAAACTTCTTATAAAAGGAAATAATACATCTTATGGTGCTAGAATTAGTGTATTACATGGTAATGTTTGGGAGTATGCTTGGGCATATAATCAGATTAATTCATCTAATACATTTGATATTGAAGGAAATATAATGAGTTTAATATATGGTGATAATTACATAGGACAGACTGCATTTACAGATACATATACATTTTATGAATTATTTTCATTATGTATCTATTTAAATTCAGCTAAAAACCTTGTATTACCAGCTACAACATTAACTACTAATTGTTATTTAAATATGTTCGAAGGTTGTACTGGATTAACAACAGCACCTGCACTTCCTGCTACTACACTTGAAAGTAGTTGTTATTATAGTATGTTCAAAGATTGTACATCATTAACTGCAATACCTTTATTACCAGCTACTACATTAGCAAATGAATGCTATGCTAGTATGTTTAAAGGTTGTACTTCATTAGTATATCCACATCTATATTATAATACATTACCAGCAACTACATTAAGTGAAGGTTGTTATAAAAGTATGTTTGAAGGTTGTACATCATTAGCTTTAATACCTTTATTACCAGCTACTACATTAGCAAATGAATGCTATGCTAGTATGTTTAAAGGTTGTACTTCATTATTATTTACTATGGAAGAACTTCCAGCAACCACATTAGCATATAGATGTTATGAACATATGTTTGAAGGTTGTACATCTTTTACTGATACACCATTTATTATTTTACCAGCAACTACATTAGCTACAGGTTGTTATGACAGTATGTTCAAAGATTGTACTAATCTGATATATGGTCCAGTTTTACCAGCAACCACATTAGCAGATAATTGTTATGAAAGTATGTTCTATGGTTGTACCACATTAAGAACTGCACCAGAATTACCTGCTGAGACATTAGTATATAAATGTTATTGTAATATGTTTAGAAATTGTACATTATTACATTATATTCACTGTTTAGCAACAGATATATCAGCAAGTAACTGCACAGCATATTGGGTATCAGGTGTAGCAGCAACAGGTACATTTGAAAAAAATCCAAATATGACTTCTTGGACTACAGGAAGTAGTGGTATACCTACAGGTTGGACTGTCACCGATGATCCTGATGTTCCAATAGTACATGATTATTCACAGGATTATCTGACTATTGTATCATTAGCAAATAATAATACAATTTCATTAAAAACTGATGGTACTGAAAAGACTGTAAGTATATCAACAGATGATGGTGTTACATGGACTAATTATAATTCAAGTTCAGCAGGAACAGTATTAGCAACATTAGATACAGATGAAAAATTATTAATAAAAGGAAGTAATTCTTCTTATTATAATAATTATTTCACAGCTACAGGTAATTTCAATGTTGAAGGTAATATTATGTCATTATTATATGGTGATAATTTTGCTCCACAGATTATATTACCAAGCTGGGGTTCTACATTTAGTGGTTTATTTATGAATTGTACAACATTATTATCAGCAGAAAATCTTATATTACCAGCAACTACATTAGCATCTAATTGTTATGAAAATATGTTCTATCGTTGTAGTTCACTAACAACACCACCAAAAGTATTACCAGCATTAATATTAACAAACGGTTGTTATCAAAATATGTTTTATAGTTGTCAATTTATGACAGAAGTTCCACAAATATTAGCTACAACTATGGGAAGTAGTAGTTGTAGTAATATGTTTAGAATGTGTATCCGAATAACAACTATGCCTGATTTACAAGCAACTACATTAAATAGCTATTGTTATAATAGAATGTTCATGCAATGCACAAGATTAGTAAATGTTAAACCATTACCAGCAACAACATTAGCTTCTAGTTGTTATTCTGAAATGTTTAGTAATTGTACTTCTTTAGTAACAGCACCAGAAATATATGCAACAACATTAGCTTCTGATTGTTGTTATCAAATGTTTTACCAATGTTCATCATTAACTACTGTTCCTAATTTACCAGCAACAACATTAGTAACATTTTGTTATCATAGTATGTTCTATTTTTGTACATCATTAAATTATATTAAATGTTTAGCTACTGACATATCAGCTTCAAATTGTTTAACTAAATGGTTAATGAATGCATCATCAACAGGAACATTTGTTAAAGATATTAATACAACATATCCTGTAGGAGATTCAGGTATACCTTCAGGATGGACAATACAAAATGCATAACTATGAAAACAGCATTATTCACTATAATAAAAGATGAACTAGAAGAAGATATATTACAATGGGTCAATCATCATTTAGAATTAGGTATTGACCATATCTATATCTTTATTGATTATGACAGCAAAGACATCAATATATCTTCTTCAGATAAAGTGACAGTAGAAAGAGTCACTTCATTCATAACAGAAGATGAGATAAAAGTACTTCTTGCATCTAGATATGGTGTAAAATTAAGAGTGCCTAAAACACGTCTTCAACCAGCATATATGAGAAAGATACTCAACAAATACAAAGACCAATATGACTGGATAGGTTATTTTGACATAGACGAATATATATTCACAGAACAGCCATTAAAACAGACTTTATCAGAATTCAATGATATTCAGATATTGATTGTTCATTGTAAAGTATATAATGCTAATGGACATATTACTAGACCTAAAGGAAAGATAACAGAATTATATACAACAGAAGCACCTAGTAAGTTTGCTTATGACACTAAACTGTTCTTCAATATGAATCTTTTCAATAATGACTTACATTACAGTCAGCATAGACCAGTTATGAAATGTCTATATTGTAATACTAGACATGGAATGGATCAAGTATCAATTATTCTAGACAAAATCTATTATAGACATTATATGTGCAAGTCATTTGAAGACTGGCAAAGAAAACTTAAACGTGGACAATTCAATAATTCTAAGAAATATGAACACTTCTTTGAATTGAATCCAGATATTAAATATATACCAGAAACACAACATGAAGATTAAAATTATTGACAAAGAGATTAAACTGATTATTGATGACAAAGAATATGACTTACATTATTCATTCAGAATATATATCATATTTGAAGCAATAACTGGTCATAATCTAGATTTCGAACATCTTTCAACTACTGACTTATTCATATTATTCTATTCTGCTATATTAGCTACACTTCAATATCATAAGATAGACAATAGCATATTGTTTGAAGATATGCTGGATTTAGTAGATGAAAATGGTGGTGATTTTATTATGTCTGTATTTGCTACATGGTTCATTACACAAATGAAGAAACAAGCTGAACTGATGCAACAGAATGAAAACACAACAGATAAAAAAAAATCTTAGAAAAAGACAAAGAAGGTAATTTCAAAGACCAGCTTATATTTCATAGTTACTTAAGATATATTGTATTCCAACATCATATGACTGATTATCTTTATTTTATGGATGAGATGCAGTATTATGAACTTGAAATAATGATGGATAATGTGAAATATTCAAATAAAGAGACATGGGAACAGACTAGAATGCTGATGTATTCAGTCTTATCTCCATATTTGAAAGATAAGCATGCTAAGCCAAAAGATATATTCCCATTAATGACAGATGATGACTACAAAGAAGTATATGAAGAACCAAAACCAACAAAAGAAGACTTCTATAGACTGTCTGATATGTCAAAACGTTTAGCAAAAGAACTTAAAAATAAGGGTAAGTAATCATCTTACCCTATTTTTAGAAATAACTATATTATATAAAAACATAACAATTTAACTATATGTCAAGTCAATTAAGTGCTAAATTAAACCTAGATGTTTCAGGATTCGAACAAAGTTTAAATGGTGCAAAAAATTCGGTTGAAGAATATAAGACATCACTAGGTGATTTAAGTCATAGATTTACTAATGTAAGAAAAGAACTTAGCAATAGCAAGAAATTAGTAAACACACTTGAATTTGCATGGCGTTCAATGACTGATGCAGAAAAAGAATCAGCACAAGGACAAGTATTATTCAAGAACTTACAAGAAGCAAAGAAATATGCTTCAGACCTTGTTGATACAGTTGGTGATGTTCAACAGGAATTGAAGAATATGGCAAGTGATACTGCTGCATTAGATGCATTCAAAGATGGTTTTGCTGTTCTAGGCAATACTGTATCTGCTGCTGCTAATGCTTATGCTTCATTGACTGGTGACAGTAAATCAGCAAAACAAGCATTGACTGCATTTGCTGCTGTACAGTCAACAGTAAATGCACTTACTGCTATATCAAATGCATTACAGAAACAGTCATCATTGATGTTAGGATTAAGAAAATTAGCACAGATTGGTGTCAACATACAGACTGCTGCGGCTAAGGCACAGCAAGAAGGCTATAACGTAGCATTAGCTATTGGTAAAGCATTGATGGCAGACTGGAAATCATTACTTATGATGGCTGCTGTAGCATTAGGTGGATATGCATTCATTGCTAATATGGTTACTGACCAACAAGAAGAAATGAATGGTGAGACTGATGATGCTATAAAGAAATTTAAAGAATATCAGAAAGAACTGAAAGATGTATATGTTCAGACTGCTGGTAAATTAATGGCATCATTCATCAAATTAAGAACTGAATGGAATAGTCTTAATAGTGAAGCAGAAAAGACTAAATTCATCAAAGAATATGCTAATGAATTAAAGAATTTAGGTGTTCAAGTAAATAATATTACTGATGCACAAAGATTGTTCAGTGATCAAAACAAAGACTTTATCAAAGCCATTGTGTTACAAGCACAATCAGCAGTATTAGCTAAACGTATACAAGATGAAGCTAACAAAGCAATGGAAGCAGGTGAAGGTAGCTGGAAATACGAAATGTTCTTAAATAAAGCAGAAGAATTAGCACAAGAATTAGTAAAGACTAATGCAGAAGTAGATAGCATATTAGGAAAATTCAATAGAGGTGGTAAAAGTGTTCGAACATCTTCAACTGTCAAAGAAATAAAGTATGTTACAGGAAGTTTAGCTGAGTTAGAAGCAAAATTGACTAAATTACAGAATGACCAAAAGAATGGATTAATCAACTTATCTGCTGAAGAATATATCAAGCAAGTAAATGATTTACAGAATCAGATTAAATCTAAGAAAGAAATGCTAGGTATTGAAGTACCTGTATTAGTAGATGAAAGTGAGTTCTTTGACAAATACAAAGAAATAAATGATAAATTCAATACAGCACCAAATGCTAAATTTGATTTTTCTGGATTATCTGAAGAAATGCATATTGAAGCTGATATAATCACTAATGAGATTGATAGAATAACTGAACATATCAAAGAATTACAAGAACTTCTTAGTAAGACACAAGACCCTGCCCTTATATCATCAATCAAAGGTGAAATAGATGGACTTAATATAGAATTAGAGAATTCAAAGAATATACAGTCTGCATTGAATGAAGAAAGTCAGAAACGTCTAGCATTAGCAGATTATATAGATAAAGAGTCACAAGCATGGGGTTATTATGGTGATATGCTTAATAATGTATCTGGAGCATTCAAGGTATTAGGTGACAGTGAAGGAGCACAAGCTGCTCAGATGACATTGAATACTGCATCTATATTAGCAAATGCTGTAAGTACAATAGCAGCAATGAATGCTGAAGCAATAGCAAAAGGTGCATCTAGCGCATTTGCATTACCATTTCCTGCAAACTTAGCAGCATGGGCAACTATAATATCAACAATTTCTTCTATATTCTCATCACTTCCTAAATTTGCTGATGGTGGTATAGTAACTGGTCCTTATGGTTCAGGTGACAGAATGATAGCTAGAGTAAATGATGGAGAAATGATTTTCAACCGTCGCCAGCAACGTAACTTATTCAATGCTATAGACCATAACAGAATAGGAAATGCAAGTGGAACTGTTCAAGTAATTGGAACTACATTAGTAAGAGGAACAGACCTTGATATAGTATGGTCAAACTACAATAAAACAAAAAATAGAGCAAGATAAATATGATTAAATATACAGGTTATTGCACAGACTATAAACTAAATCATTCATATAAAGTTGAGTTTTTGATTCCATCATCTTCAACTGCTAATCATGATATTATATTATATGAACATAGTCCTATTATATTGAAGACAAATGCTGAAGATTTGTTTACTCCAATTAAGACACAATCTGCAACAATAAGCATAGTATCTAAAGACTATATATTTGGATTATATAATGTTGATTTCAGTGTAGTATGTAATATATATAAAGACAATTCACTTATATTCACTGGTTATGTCACTCCTAATATATATACTCAAGACTACCAATATGTGAGTGTAATCACTATTGAATGTATAAGCAAATTAGCTAAATCTAAGTATATTAGCTATAGTGTTATTGACAGTGAACCTGCAATTTACCCAGTAACGCAGATTATAAGACATATATTATTTGATTCTAATACTTCTGCATCGACTCCTATATTAATTTATTGTGCTCCTGAAAGAATAGGCATAGATGATTATATTCATAATGATGGACTTAATCATATATTCTTAGATGAACGTAATTTCTTTGATGACAATGAAGAACACACACCTTGGAAACAATATGATGTGATTGAAGAGATTTGTAAGATATTAGGAGTAAGTATGACTGAACATGTAAATCAATATTATATGATACAGTATAGAAGTGGTCTTAATACTCAATATAAACAGACAGTATATAAATATGACTTGAGTTATACTATATCTACTATATCTCAGACACAAAGAGAGATTTATAATGAACAGAATAGTATAGACTTATTCGCTGGAAGCAATAATTCATTGTCATTAGAAGATACATATAAGTCAATTGAAATAAAGTCAAACACTTATCCTTATGAAGATGCTATAAATAAGCTATTAAGCAGTGATCAATGGGAATTATACAGTAATATTTATAATAATATGACATTAAATGATTTGTCTAATACTCCTTATGCTCCTTATCTTAAATTTGAAAGAAGTGACGGTAAAGTATATTCTATTTATTATATGTATTATAAGACTGATACTATGTCACCGCATCAATATAAGATGTTATTGGATAATGACCAATATGATGACTTTATTGATGACCCAATTAATCCTAATGACTGGATATTTGCTATCATAAATCAGCCTGGAACTGCTCAGACTATTACATCTTCAGAAAAGATAGGTGCATCATTGATGAAAATAGCAAGCTATGAAATAAGTGATTTGAAATTAGTTAATTCACTTACATGGAAAGACCAGATTGTATTATATTTAGGACTTAATAATCTCAATATAAATAATTATGTTAATCCTAATGACCCTAGTGATATTTCATATAATGAATGGAGAACAGCATATAATGCTCTTAGAGATGATGTATTCTATTATCTTGCAAACTGTTATACTTATTATAATAGTGACTATACACCAGATAATCCATTATTAGAGATTGAAAGTGAAAGTGATGTAATAGTGAAAGATGACAGTTATTTGGTTATATCAGGTAAAATAGGTATAAATGACTGGGAATATGAAGACAGCCAGAAAGATGAATGGGCAGGAAGTGACAACTTTTCTAAACCTTTTGGCTATATGCTGATTGATCAAGAACAAAGAAATGAATATATAGCTTGGAATGACGTATGGAAACAGATTAACAACAGAAAATACAATGGTTTTCCATTATTAGATATTCAGATAAGAATTGGTGATAAGATATGCTGTGTAGCAAATCATATTAGTGTTGATGCTGACAATCACACAGAGATTACAACACAATATAAATGGATGACAGCAGCAGAATATAATGACTATATTACTGACACTGATGCTGATTCAAATTTCAGTTATTATACTCATTTTGAGATACCTGTAGGAACAGACAAATTCTCATTCTATAAACTACATGAAATAACTGATACATGTGACTGGAGATTAGGACTTGATGGAGCTAGTGGTTTTGCTATACCATTACCAAAAGAAGCTGGATTAAGTGGCAAACTGAAGATTTATATCAATTCAATAAAGAATGATTTGTTTGTTCATTACATAGATGGTTATTCTGACTTTATATCACTTCCAACTACTCAAAGAAGAGTTGAAATTGTACCTAATCCTCATAATATGTGGAATACAAGCATTAGCTGGAATAATATGGAATTACCTACAGTGAATTATGATGGATGCTATCCAAATAATGTAATCATACAAGATTTGAAGTTTGACATCAAACCAGTCAAATTCTATACAATAACAGACACAGCTAAATCAAATGCTAACAACAAACAGACTGACCATGTATACACAAATATCATAAATCAGAATGCTGCTATTGATGATAAGAAATCTGTTGAAGTTAAAATCAATACACAAGATGCTGCAAAGAACAGAAGTTTTTCTAGTCTATTGAAGAAAGACAATGATGACAAATATCAATATATAGAGAAAATGTGGACTGGTGAATATGATGGAAATCAGAATGAAATATACAGAATAGAAGAAAACAATGTAATAGATACATATAGAAACCATTACAGTGACAAGAAAATCATATTTGACTGTATATTGAAAGAGACTGATTGGAGTCCATTACAGATTCTTACAAACAGATTCAGTAATATTTCTGTTCCTATGATTGTCAATTCACAAGAAAAAGACTTTCATGCTGATAAAACAAAAATACAATTAGTAGAGATATAATGATAGTAGACAACAATTACAAGAAATTCAATATAAACAAACTTAATAGAACTGGTGGCAATATATCTAATGGAAATGGAACAGTCTATTTAGGTTCAGGAAACAAAGTAACAGAAAATATATCAGCTATTCAGCCACACTATTTATGGGGTAATCTGTTCAATGGAACACAAGATATTGATGGTGACATTGACTTCAAAGGCAATATAAATTTTGTTGGTGATGATGATGGTTATCATGGCAATATAAATGCTATATCTGCTGTTTTGAAAAATCTTACTGTTACTGGCAGTGCATATTTTGCTGAATTAGTCATTGATAAAATTAAAGCAGCTGGTGGTGCTGTCATATTATCACCTGCTGATGGTTTTGAAATTATAAAGATTGAGACTGTTACAAATGGGGTGAAACTGTATTTCTTAGCAGAAGCAAATGATAAGAAAATTATGAATATGTGGACTGTTGATGACCAATTAATCATAAAAGACTTTAACAATGCATCTTTAGGAACTTCACTAAATGTTTCAAACAGATATTTCTGGGGTATTGTCACAGGTATAGACAGCACACCAGTTGATATTATAATTGAAGGTGGACAGACTGTATCTGCTCATTATGTAATAGTATCTGACAGTGATTATGATGGTTCACTCCCTGATGACTATTATATTGGTGCAAATTGTGTTCAGTTAGGTAATAGAACAGATACAACTAGACAAGGTGCAATTTATTTAAGTGCTTATAGTGGTTTAGATACTACTTTAGATGCTCCATTTGTTGCTTTATATGATGGAATTAATGACTTCAATTTAAGTAATCATAGAGTTACTTGGTTCTCTATGAATGGAAGTAGTGTCAAAGGTGAATTACATGTCTATGATAATGCAAATGAAAGAGTTGATATAAGTCCACATAGTGTGGGAATAGTTGATGATTATAACTGGAATACTGAAAATAAAACAGTTATAGGTGTAGATGGAATGTATAGTTGTAATACATATGGTTATTTCTGGAATGGACCAGATGAAATAGACTTAAGTTATGGTAATCATAGATTAATGTTAGATAGTACAGGTATTAAAAGGACAATCAGAGAAAGAACTTGGAATGGAAATACAAAGACTGATATTTATTCAGCTGTACCTTATTATGATATATCTCATGTTAATAATATAACTAAAATAACACCTTCATCTAGTGTTAATTCATATGATTTAGATAAAGATGATGGTTTTGTAGTTGTTTATAATAATAATCCACAAATAGCTGTTAATGTTAATCTTCCTGATCCAAATGTTAGTACAGGATGTAGATTATATATTAAAGGACTACATGATGTAACAGTTTCAAGAAGTGGAAGAATTATTAAAGAAGGTGATAGTGCAGCAGTTAATTCAGTGTTTATTGAAAATGATGCTTATATGTTTATATGTGATGGTACATATTGGTTTGCATTTAGTGGAGTATAAAAAATTCTATATTTTATAAAAATAACTATTTCAAATAAAATGGATGACAAAAGGGGCTGGAAAGAGCTAGATATTAAATCAAAAATACAATATATAATAGCTATAGGACTTGTTTTAGCAAGCATAGTATTAGCATTTATTTCATTCTTTATGTTATATGAAATACCTAATTCAGTTTTAGCAACAAATGGTTTATGGCTAAGTACAGCATTAGGATGTATAGGAATTGGAATGTATTTCAAAAATTCGTTAGTAGAATATCAAGCAAAAGTAAATCAAGAAATTGACAGAATGAGTGAACATTATGATAAAAAAATAAAGGAAATTGAAGAGGAACAATAAAAAAGTTCCTCTTTTTTTGTCTTATATAGTTTTTAATTTATATCTTTGCAGGACTAAACTTTAAAATTATATCAATATGAAAAGTGTTAAAATTACAATCAAAGGAGATCTAATCATTGTAGATTATTGTTCTAAAACTAGAATTTCAGAGGATGAAGACTTTAATGATTCATTCTATGTTACAGGTTGTTGGGACAAAATAGAAGGTATGTATATTAACGATGGTGATGAAAATGTAATAAAACAAAAAGCCAAATATCTCATATCAAAAACCTATTTCCATGATTTGTTTAGTGAAGATGGGGATCATCCCTTGCCCGTCGAAGTACACTATAGAGGTTATCAGAATCAAGAACTGGAATATAATATTAGACTAAAAGATGATGAAGAGTTTGACATCAAGAAAGTTCAATTAGTAAAGAGTGATCAAGAGACAGAACTTTTCCCATATTTTATTGTATGTACACATATATTATATGATGGAAAAGAAATATATAATTATGATTATGGTGATGAGTATTGCCCTGAAGAAAAGATATATGATGAAGCTGTTATAGAAGAGTTATTCGAATAGTATAATTTCAAATATTATACCCTTACATTTAATGTCAGTCTGTCGTTTGTATGTAATAAATCAAATCATCATCTTTTAGATTATTCATACACCAATTATCAACTTTATGATATAATTCACTATATAAGTTCATATACTCTTCATTCTTATTATAATAGAAACAAGACTTCCATGACATGACCATTGCTAATTCAGTCACATATTCTAAATCTGTCTTCCAGTATTTGAATGCTATTTTAAAAGTTTCTTTTATAGCATCAACACCAAATGCATCTGCTATAGTGAAATCAGACCAAAATGTAGTCTTAATCTCATAACCATTTTCAAGTATTTGTCCCATTTTCTTTAGATTTAAGTAATTCAATAAGTTTCTCTAAATTCTGATTGATTTTGTGAAGTTCATTTGGAACTTTCAGCAAATACTCCATTTCTGCTTTTGTAATCATAATGTCTGTTTTTAAAGATTGATACTAAATTCGACGATGTAAAATTAATAAAATACTACGATACGGTTACTATCAAAGACAAATAATATATTAAAGATATATGATTTTTATACCTATTTGTTTTGTTTGTAATTCCCTATGTTACAGGGACTTACAAAGCATTATAACGTTACAATATTCTTATAAGATATAGATTATAATATCTTATTGTGATACGTATCAATATTTACTTCCTTTATTATGATATTATTATTATATATAAGGAAGTTTCCTGTTATTCTATTAATACGACTTGCAATTATCTTATCATATTCAATATCTTTTAAATAATCAAGCAATACATTACATGTTTTTAATGAAAATGCTATTTTTTTATCAGTAAGACCATTAGAATGAGATACAAAACGTTTTCCTTTATTATTATATATATAATTATGCAATATGTGGCATTCTTTTCTAATTTTACAATTCTGACGATGATTTAATTTATATTGAACCTTATCAAATAATGATTTAGATATTATTTTAGGTTTACCTTTTATTTCTCCTGTATATTCTTTTCTGTGTAGAATATTACTAACTTCAATTTTTATTGTATTATAACTAATATCTTTAAATATTTTATCATCATTTAATCTTTTT